CCTCCCCCTGCATAAACGACATAAGAGGAAGGCCAGCCCCCGCTGGGGCTTTTGCATTCCGCCGCCGGCCTCAAAATTGTTCCAACCTTATAATCATTCCAACCTAATATCTATTCGCAAATCAGATTAATAATTGGTCTAACCTTGTAATTGTTTTAAATTTTATCTAACAAATGTTCCAACCTGACATCAGTTTGTAAATCAAATCGATAATAGTTCTAATATAACATCTATTCTAAAGTCAAATTGGTAATTGTTCCAACCTAATATTTGTTCGCAAATCAAATCGATAATAGTTCGAATTTTGTAATTGTTTTCAAATCAAATCGATAATTGTTCCAACCTAACATCTGTTCGCAAGTCAGAATAAAAATCATTCAAATTTTGTAATCATTCGCAAGTTAAATTGGTAATTGTTCTAACCTTGTAATAGTTCGTAAATCAGACTAACAATCATTCCAACCTTGTATTCATTCGTAAGTCAGATTGATAATAGTTTATTGTTTAGAATAATTCTAAGGTTGATAAGTTTTCCAGACAATAGGCAGGTAGGTAGGCTGGTAGGCTGGTAGATAGGCAAGTAAGTAGGCAGGTAGGTAGGTAGGCAAGTAAGTAGGCGGGTAAGTAGATAGGTAAAAATTTTTGAAAAAACAAGAAAATAAAAGGATAAACAAGAAAAAAGAAAAATAAATAGGAAAATAGGCAAAAAACAGGATTTTTGGATACTTGACAAAAGAAAAAAAGTGGTTATATTAGGAAGTAGAATAAAAAAAATAAGGAGGGAGGGAGATGGAAAAACCAAAGGTTGATGTAAAGATTGATTTGGAAAAAAAAGAAATTGAAGTAATTATTACAGCTCCTGAGGAATTGATTGAGGATTTTGTCCGTGAGTTAAAAGAGGCTGAAGAGCGTGGAGAGGTTAAAATTGAAACATTAGAGGTATCTTGACAAAAAAATTTTTGGTGGTATAGTAGGAAGTATAAAAAAAAACAAAAAAGGAGGGAGTTATGGAAAAGGTTAGAGCAGCATTAAAGTTTATTGAAGAAACAAAGAAAGTGGTAGAGGGTGAAAGGGAAGTCAAAATCAAGGAAAAATTCAAAGAGATCTACGGTTTTGAACCAGACAGCGTTGAATGGAAAAGAGAATTTGGATTAAATTTTTATTTAGAAGCATTGGCTTGTTTAGAAATAGACAACGATGGGGACGAGTGGAGGATAGCAGGACAAGAAGTTAGGAAGGTAATTTTTATTTTAAGAGAAGATAATCCTACTAGTGAAGACATAAACTGGGAGTTTAATTTTTACAGCAGAGGTCAATACAACGTTTTCAGATGGAAAAAGAATTTTAAAAATTATTTTGCTAAAGTTGAGCTGTTAACTTTATAAGTAGTTAGCCCAGGGTCCAACCGGGCCCTGGGTTTTTTATTTATTGATTTGTTTAGTTTTTTACTTAATTTATTTTTTCGTTTTTTACTTCAGTTAGCGGTTCAATCACTATGGCACTCTCTAAGGCACTTTGGCAGTATCTCTAAGGCACTATAGCATTATCACTAAGGCACTGTAGCATATTATCATCGCATTCATCCGGTCGCCAAGTCAATTCAAATATTCTTGAGTAAATTTATAAATAACGCTACATGGTCAAGAATTCGGTGCTCCGTAAGTATCTGAAATTATGTAAGAATTGGGTTGGTAGTGTTAGTAATAAAGAATTATTCTTTGGTTAGAACAATTCTAAAGTATCGGGTATATGAGAAATAAAATTTCGTTTTTATTTAACGACTAAAAATCTAATTGAAATTGAGACTCATTCTCAATCTCATTTAATGTTCCACGGAGTGTTCCACGGAAAATTTATAAAAAAAATTTTTTCCCGAAAATTTTTTCTCATATAACCGATATTTTAGAGTAATTCTAAACTAATAACTGTTCTAATCTGTTAGGTATGGGCATGGGTTTGGGTTTGTGCCTGGGTATGGGCATGGGTTTGTGTGCCTGGGTTTGTGTGCCTGGGTTTGGTTATGGCATGGGTTAGGGTGGGCATTTGGTTATGGATTTTATGGGTAGGGTATTGACATTTTTTAAAAATATGGTATATTTAAAAGAAAAAAAGATGGGGGTGGAGTTATGGAAAAGATAAGGGATTTGTTAAAAGGTAATTTTTGGATATTAGATCTAGCCCGGGTTCGTTTGTCGCCGAATGAAATAGATTTTCTTAGTAATTTCTATGATGTTATATTCGATCAGATAGTCGATGATATGACAGGTCAAGAGCGACCGTTTTTAATTTTAACAAAAAAACCTAAATTTGTAAGCAATCCTTATGTTAATTAAAAAAACAATCTTGACAAATTGAAAATTTATGTTATAATATAAAAAACAAAAAACAGGAGGTGGGTTATGTTTACGAGGGGTTTAATTTTAAGTGAGGTTGATTATTATTTGCTTTGGGATTTTTTTACAGAGATGCTGGAGGGAAGGATAGAGGAGTTAGATGAGGATGAGAAAGATGAATTGTTAAAGAGTAGAAAGAAGTTTTTTGATTGGCTAAAAGAGGAGGTAATAGATTTGTTTAAGTTTGTTTTAGATGAACATAATGCAGAGGTGATGATGGTGTATTTGAAGGAGGAGTGGCGTTATGTTCCTACTGGTGATGAGTTTTTCTATCTGAGTTATAGAGAAGGTGTTATTGAAAGTGTAATAAGTGAGTTGAAAATAAAATAAAAAAACACAGGAGGTGGCAAGATGGAAGTAGTAAGAAAATGGGTAGAAAAAACAAAAAAAGCTTTACTGGAAGAAGAAAGAAAGAAAGAAATTATCGAGAAGTTCAGGGAAATTTTTGGTATTGAACCAGACCAAGTCAAGTGGACAATGGACAAAACATTAGAAGCGGTTAAGCGCATTAAAGATCTGGAAGGTGCGGACCTTCTGGTTTTAGATCGAAAGGTAAAAGAAATTAATTTTATCATGTACGAGGAAAAAGACGAGATGTTCGATCCACACTGGCGGTTTGAGGAAAGGAAAAAACATTGGTATTTTATATTCAGATGGTCAAAAAGGATAGGAATTTATGCAGCAATAGTTGAAATCTATGTGGAAATTGGTTAAGAAACTTCTTTGCCCCAGGGTCCTGTTTTGGATCCTGGGGTTTTTTATTGTTTTATTCTTTAGTTTTTTAGTCAAGATTATTATTTAGTCAAGATTATTGTTTATTCTGGGGTTTGGTATGGTATCAAGAGGTCTATTCAAGAATTTTTATCCCAGCTTGTCTAATCACTATGGCACTATATCGAGGGATTGGTTAATTTTTTGGATTGTTTACTATGGCACTTGTTAAGGGCGTTGACAAATAAAAAAACTATGGTATAATAAAAGAAAAAACAGGGGGTGGCGGGTATGAAGAAGTTATTTAAAAAGTTATGTAAAGGGACAAAGTGGATTGGATTGGCTAAAGATGGTTATTTAGTTTTTGATGCCAGAATGGTTGTCAGGACTGATTTATTGGATGCTGCTAAAATTGATTATCAATCTATGATTACCAATTCAGACATTGCGGGGTTTATGGAGATATGGAATAGTTATTTTGAAGAGAAGGATCCTGAAAGGTATCTTTATTACAATGTTTATGTTTATGATGTGCCTTCTTATGGTGAGGAAAAACTATTTGGATATTTTGAAACTCCTGTTTATGAAGTTAAAGTTAATGAAAAAACTTTATATTTAAATAAATTACATATTGACTTTATGGAAAAACTACTTAAAAAGAAAAATGTTAACAGGAAGGTTTATTACTTTGATTATGCATACAGAACTCAATATACAGATGAAATTGTTAAAGATTATTTTTATGTGCTTGTATATGAAGATGTAAACGGTGATATATTAGGAGCCACTACAGGGTTTAAAGAATAATCAAACCAAACCCGGGGCGGTTGAGCCTTGGGTTTATTTATGGTATCAAGAGGTCTATTTGAAAATTCCTATATGGGTTTGTTTAATCACTATGGCACTTGTTAAGGGTATTGACAAATTAAAAAATGATGTTATAATAATAAGAAAAAAGATAGGGGGTGTGAGCCATGTTTGAGAAAGCAATAAGAATCGCAACTGTTGAGTTAAAAGAAGAGCTTTTATGGGAGAACAAGATAAATTTTTTAGAAAATTTGTGGTTTGAGATAAGGAATGAGTTAGGAGAGGTGCAGTGGACATTTGACCAATTTATCGAGCGAGTCAATCAGGAAGTGGAAAGCAGAAAAATTGACTTGCGAAAGTTTAGGAATGAAAAGAATGAACCAGTTACAAATATGTTCAAAAAAATAATTCGGGAGATAGCAAAGGACAGTAATGTTCAATTGTCAAATGATTCATTATCAAGACTACTCAACTATATCCGAAACCAATACAGTTCTAAGGGAATTCTTACTGGGGTACTGTATCCAGTGGAAGCATTTTTCGAGAGAAGCAAATATGGGATTCCTGATTATTACGAAACAGGAGATGATAACAGTTGTTTCAGAGCCGGGTGGTGTAACTATGGTAGTTCACTTTGGCTCAAGATTGAAGATGAGAAATATGATAGAGCTAAGTTTGTAGTGTTTCATTACAAGTCTGGCGATAAGGAAGGATGGGGAAGATGCTGGGTCTATAAAGTATCAGATTGGGCGATTTTTGCAACGAACTTTTATTCATATGGTTTTGAGATAAAGTCAGATTGGTTGAAATTTCCAGTAGTAAGAGTATTGAGAAAATTAGCGGGTCTTACTGAAAATGTACGATTTGCGTACAAAAAGAATATCGATCTACCTACTTATTTAAATGGTGATGGGGTGATTATTTACGAGAAAGAGAAATATAGTTGTTCAGACGACGTAATCGAGGTATCGAGAGAAATAGTTTCAGAGTGTATGTCTTGTGGGGATGAGGTTCCTTTAAGAGGTTTAGATCGATTTGAGGGAATTGCCCCTTATTATAGAGAAAGAGAAAAAGTTTCAGGGTTGATTGTGTGCAAGTGGTGCATGGATGAGTTAGAAAATTCGGAATTTTGTGCAGGATGTGGAGAGATGTATCACAGAGATGATATGTATAATCACGGTGGTGTCTATTGGTGTGAGGGTTGCTTTTATGAAAGATTTGGATCATGTGAGTATTGCGGTGAGTTTTTTTGTTTGGAGCATATAATAGTAGACAGATATGGAAATTTGTTGTGTCAAGATTGTGCTATGGAACTTAGAAGGCAATGTGTAGTGTGCGGTGAATATGATTATCCTGAGGAAGTTCAGATATATAAAGTATTGACCGATTTGTGTGTTGAAAAAGCATACATTTGCAGTGAATGTCAGAAAGATTTCATAAAGATGAAGTGTGAGAAGTGTGGTTATGAATATTTCTATAGCGAAAAGGATTATAGAGCAGACGAGAAGATAAGAGAGATTGTCAGAGCGGGGTTGTGTAATATCTGTTATGAAGAAAAACTGAGAGAATTGAAGATGGAAATATTTGACAATGAGAAGCAACCATCTTTACCATAATAAAAAACAGGGGGGTGCAAAATGAAGATTGACGTCAATGAATTAATCCGTATTTTAAGATTACCGACAAAGAAGCTATTTAAAGAATTGAAGAAGCGCTCTTATGCCGTGTGTGGGAAGCATTATATCCTCTGGTATAGGGGTGAGGGACTACCTTGTTTGGTAGCGCACATTGATCATGTGTATGAAGAGAAGAATTGGAGCAAGCGACCGATTTTACACAATGAAGAATATCTCTGGTCTCCAATGGGGATTGCTGGAGATGACCGAGCGGGTGTTTATGCGTGCATGCAGTTGTTTAATGAATTAGAGGTCAATGTGCTGTTTACGGATTTGGAAGAGCGTGGTGGAGTGGGGGCATCTGAAGCGTGTGGAGAGCCAAAGTTAGCAAGTGTTCCTTACTTTGTAGGGATTGACCGTCGCAATACAAAAGAAGCTGTTTTCTATAATGAGGAAGAAAGTTTAGTACCTGAGTTTGTAAGAGTAGTTAAGAAGTTTTTTAAGATTGCTCAAGGGACCTTCAGTGATATCGCTATACTAGGGCAGCATTTTAACATAGCTTCAGTTAATCTCAGTGCAGGGTTTTACAATGAACATAGTAAAAGTTCTGAGTATATTCATATACCAAGTCTTCAGTATACAATCGAAACAGTTCCTAAGTTGATAAAGAAACTTGGGGACAAGCGATATGAATTGCCAGAGTATCGGGGCAGAGGAAAAAAGAGTAAGGGAAAAAAGAGCAGTTATCTTTGGTGGTATGATGAGAAAGAGTGTCCAATTGAGTGTTTGAATTGTGAAGCTTTGGATTGGGACTGGGACATAGGTTATTTTTGTCAGGAATTGGAAGATAGCCCAGATCCAGAACATCCTGATTGCATTAGATTAAAAACAAGTTTCATAGACTATTGACAAATTGAAAAGTTATGGTATAATAATAAAAAAACTAAAGGAATGAGGGTAAGTGATGAAAGAACTGAAGTATCTAACCTTATGGAAAGATGGTCGTTGGGTGTTTATGAAGCGTGAGGATTTTTTTAAGCATCGGGGTATTATTTGGCGAATTATTTATAGACTAAAGCAGTTGATTAGGAGGTAGGGATATGAATTATGGAAAGTTTCCAGAGATGTGTCTTGAAAGAGTGGTAGAGCGGGCAATTGAGGAAGGCAAACTATTCGAGCTGTTATTTACTGAAGAAGGTAGGCGATTATGGGAATGGTTAGGGGAAGACAAAATGAGAGAGTTGGTAATGAAAAAGTTAAAAATTAAGGCGGGTAAAAAATGAAAGCAATAGAGGTAGCAAAGCAAATGATTGATAACAAAAAAACTAAAAGGGGGTGTGGGTATGCTTTACATCTTAAATTCACTTATCGTTCCAGTTGATTTTCAAAACAAACAGGAGTATGTAGTGGACCTGCGGAAAGTTGATCTAGAGACAGCTCGCAAAATTGTCCGAGAGATGCCATTCACTTCAGCCGTTGGTCATGAAGCGACTGCAAAAGTGCTCACGGAGCTCTTAGGGGTAGAGATACTCCATAACAGAATTACTGTCAAAATGAAAGAGGGCGACAGTGCCCTGCACTTTGTGCTCAGAACGAGATTACCTGAGGGCAAGGTGCTTAATGAGGAGGAGTTGCGACAGCTCGATTTCGATTTAGTTCTCAGTAGAGTAAGTTAAGCAGGGGAGGGGGTCAATGGCAGAAATCATACGCACTACCTTTTTTACGATTTATTCCTATCCAGATAAGATTGAGATTTATAATGCGTGGGATGAATACAGAGATTATGGCTTAATCTTGCATAATGAAGCTCAAATAAAAGAGTTAGCAACTATATGCCAAAATCTTACATTTTCGAAAAAAGCATTTGACCCTTTAAAGATATTTGAATTCCCAGAAATTGATGACAAAAAATAAAGGAGGAGGTGGAGCCATGCCAACAGTGATTGATGTAACTATTGAGTATATCACACCCATTCTTGGAATTAATCCCATTGACGACATTGGAACAGCTTATCTTGAAGAGCGGTTAAAGAAAGAAATTGAGAAAACAGAGAAGAAATTGTCGAAGGTAAAAGATGAGCAGGAGAGAGAGGCGCTAGAAATAAGATTGGAAAGATTGCAACAAGAGCTTATGGCGATGACAAATGGTGAGGAAGATGAGTTTGGGAATAATAAAAAAGTCAAAGTTTTCCTACGGAACAAAGATGGGGCTCTATGTTGGAGCCACCATCAAATCAAGGGTCACTTCAAGGAAATTGTTCAGTATAGGATGTCAGAAACTTGGTTGAGAAATGCGATATCGAGATTTGTTGATATCTTTCCTTATCAATGGAATATTGAGCAGGGGATAAACTTAGAGGCTGACCTAATTCCTATTCTGAGGAACGGCGAGCCGATAAAGCAACCAGATGGGGTCTTGTCAAGACCTTTAGCATCTTGGGTAGGAACTCAGCGGATAGTCACGATTTCGAGTTCGGAAATCATTCAACCACCTGCGGAGTTTCAGTTCCGAGTGGTCATTTGGGATATAGAGAAAAAAGACAGGATGCCGACCCCTGAATACATTCGCAGGATTTTGGAATATGGTATCCAATGGGGTCATTCGGGATGGAGGACAGCGAGATATGGCAGATATGTAGTAAAGGAATTTAATGTGTTAGGGGCTGTTCGGAAAGTAAAGAAAATTATAATTAAGAAGTAGGTCCCGTGAGGGAGTGCTAAAGAAGTGTGTAGTTGTGGAGTTGTTTTGTGTTCTAAAGAAGAGTTTGGTGGAGGTGTGGTTTTGTTAAGTATTGTTAAGTATTGGTTAAGTAGTGGAGTGGTTTTGTAAAGTATTGTTCCGAATTGTTGCGTGGGGTGATAAAGTGTGGGGTAAAAGGTAGGGTAGAGTACCGTCAGGTGGGGTGAAGGACAAGTAACGGTGCTGTGCGGAGCTATAGCGTTGAGAGGGGACTTGGTGGGGTTGAGTGAAGTATCAAACAGTGATGTAGAGTGTAGGTATTGTTGCATCGAGTGAAGTAAGGTGTCGGTGGAGTGGGGAATAAAATGGTGGAGTCGAGGGTTGGGTAGAATAATTTCAGTGGGGTTAAGGTATGATCCGAGGTTAGCTGAGAAGTTTATAAAAACATTGAAAGGTATAGAAATGGGGGAGTTTTATAGTTGTGGAGAGTTGAGGGCAAATGGTCTACCGGATATGATTGCGAAAATTATGGAAGATGCAATGAAAAGAAAGAAGGGTGTGGGTGTAGGAGGAAAAGAAGATAGTAAAAAGATAAGGGATTTGTGTCCTGTATGTGGGGAGTTGGCTGTAGTGAGAGAAGGAAATTGTATGCATTGTGAGAATTGTGGTTTTTCTACATGTTGAGGCGATAGGGGTATTGACTTTTTTAAAATTTGTGGTATAATAGAATAAACTCTTAAAGGAGGTGTTTGTTATGAAAGACAGAAGAAATTTTGTTTTTAGGTTAAGCGAGCCGTTACAGCAACGGATTACTCAATTTCTTACTCAAACAAATTGGTCTCTTGCTCATTTGATAGATGAGGCGATGGATAGAGCGTTGGATAAGTATTCAAAATATTTGACTAATGAGATTACTGGGGTTAATGCATTGTGGAAACGGAAGGCAAAGGTTATACGGCTTGGGTCCTCTGTAGATAGAGAACTTTATAGGCAAATGCTTAAGATTAGTGAGCTAACTGGTCGTTCGGTTGCTGATTTGATTAAGGAAGCGATTTGGGAAATAATAAATGAGGAGGAGGGTAAAGATGTTTAATGAACTGAAGCTTTTATATGAGGTTGTTGATCATAATGATTTTGAAGAGCTTGTTAAAAAATGGAAAGAAAGGTTTTTGAAGTTTTATGCGATTATTGATTGTGATAGTCAATGTGAATGGGAGAGGGTGTATAGAACATGTTTATATTTAGAAGCGATGTATGGATCTGAGTTGGCTAAGAGTTATTTGTTTTATGATGATACGAGATTGGAAGTAAAAATAAGAGAAGAGAATGCGGTAGGGGTTTTGTTAAGTGAAGCAATTGAGTATTATTTAATATTGAAAAATATAACTAAAGATGAATTATTGGATGAACTTGACAAATGTATAGAAAAATTAAAAAAGGAGGGAAACGATGACTGATATTCAAATGATTGAAGAAAGGAAAGAAATTACAACTGCTGAACGAATTGTTCAGGTAGCTAAGCAAGTGCTTAAACCGTCGGATTTTGCAAAGATTAAAACTAAAGTTGGTGAGATTATTGAGATAAAGCGTGATGGAATACTTAATCTATTAAGCAGTTTGCCAGTTGGATACAATTTTAGAATAATTGAAAGAGAAATAACTGAAGATTATGCTTTGGTTCGAGTGGAGCTTGAGGTAATTTTTCCTAACGGTGTAGTAAGACGAGGTGAGGGTGTAGGAGTTTGTGAGCGGGCAGAGCTTAAGGGGATTGATAATTTACATAATTTATTGACTAAAGCTGAGACAAGAGCGATGAAGAGAGCAACCGAGGTTTGCTTGGGAGCAGTGATAAATACGGTGATAAAGGAATTGTTTGATAAGAAACCTGATAAGACAATTGAAGAGGTAATGAAGTAATGTATTCACGGATTGGTTGTAGATATTGGATAGAAGCAAGAAAAAAGGCCCTGACGGTAGGGTATTTATTAGGGTATCAGTATTATGGATGTGGTTGTTTTATTGCTTTGAAGATACCGAAAGCTGAGATGTTGCGAATGAAAGGGATTGTTTATTTGGACTGGGATAAGTGGAGGGAGTATTTAGAAGATGAAGTGAAAGATTGGACTAATGATGAATTGTTCTGGTGGTATAATATTTGGAAGTATAAGTATTTGAAGCAAAGGTATTTGTTCATAAAAGATTGGGTGAAGGAAAAAGCAAGTTTTTTACCGAAAATGGTTCAGAGGCGTCTTGCGGGGTCTTTGATTAAAAGATTGAGTTATCAAGGGGTTAAAGTTAATTTTACTCCGTTTGGTGTTTATGTTCAAAAGGAACTTGAACCGATGTTGTATCAATTGATATACAGTTCAAAAACTATCAAGGAGGTTAGAGATGAAGGCACAGGAATTGAAACAGCTAATTAATTTGCAAGAACAAGAGACATATTGTCCAAAACACACACCGCCGACTGAGTTATGGCATCCATGTGAGCGTCGATTGGTTCTTATGAGGCAGACACCATTGCCGGTTAGACAAGCTAAAAAGTTCTTTGATGTAGGAAATGAATTTGAAGAGGTCGCATTGAAAAGGTTGTTAAAGGTAGTTCCAGTCAAATCTTACCAATTGCCAGTGATAGATGAGGAGCTTGATATCAAAGGGATTGTAGACATAGTTCTTGAAAACGGAGATTTCATAGAGGTTAAAAGCACGGCGAATGAACAAGTTCTTGATAGTTTTGGTCTTTATGATAATCAATTAACTAAGAAATATTATTATCAGATGCAAGCTTATATTCTCTTGCTAAAGAAAGAACATGGGGTATTCTATGTAATTGACAGGCGGACTGGAGAGGATCATTTCTTTGATGTAGAGAAAGACAAAGCGGTTATTGAAGAAATTATTGAAAGAGCCGTTCATGTTAAGGAACATTTACAGAAAGGAACTTTACCTAAGACAATTGAGCAATATGATTTGTGCCGAGCTTGTCCTTTTTATAACCAATGTTATCCTGAAGAGGCAAAGATTTCTGTTAGAACGGTAGAAGTAAGTCCTGATTTTATGAAGAAACTTGAAATTTATTACGCCATTAAAGCAAAGCTTAAACAATATGAGCAATTGGAAAAAGAATTAAAGGAAGAACTAAAAGAATGGGATGCAGGAACCTATAAGATTGGTGATAAAATCATTAAAATAACAGAATATCAACGGGCATTTTACAATATACCTGACGAAATTAAGAAACAATATGTTGAATACAAGACTTTGAAGAGAATTTCCTTATAGGAGGTGGAGCAATGTTTAGTGTAATAATAGCTGATTTGTTAGACCAAGCGACGGAAGAATTGAGCAAGAAAAAATTAAATGAATGGTTGATTAGTGCATATTGTAAGATATGTGAGCATTTTGCAGGGTATGAAGAGACTGGGAAATTAGATTTAGAGCAATTAGCTGAAGAGTTGTATGATTTACTTGAGGACATAAAGGATGGGCAATGATGTTATTACCACATCAGCAGAAAGCAATAGAAAAATTTGAAGGTTATTCTTATTTAGCTTGGGAAACGGGGACCGGCAAGACTTTAACTGCTTTAAAAATAGCTGAGAATTTTCGGAATGTGCTTATTATGTGTCCCGCATCAGTCAAACAGGTATGGTATCAAGAGATTGAAAAGTGGAATATAAAGTTAAATAATTTTGAGATTGTGAGTTATGATAGTTTTCGGTTGCATTATCCTAAGATATTGAAGAAAGCTTTCTGGAATTTGATTATTTTTGATGAAGCACACAAGTTAAAAAGTATCCGAGCACAGATTACAAAGCTTGTCATAAAAGTTTTTACAAAGACATATAAGGTCATGTTAAGCGGAACACCATTTGAGAAACCAGAGGACTATTATAGTCAATTAAGAATTTTACGACCAGATCATCCGTTTAATCAATTATCGTTTACGCAGTATAAGAACACATTTTTTCGGATTGATGGGATGTTTTACTATATTATTGATTTTCTACCTGGGATAAAGGACAAATTTATTGAGCGATTTGTTTTACCATATGTTAATTTTATTAAGCGTGCAGATATTGTAGAGTTGCCCAGTTTGATAGACGATGACAAGTATTTTTCATCTGGACGATATTTGATTGAACAAAAAGATAAACAAATTGATGGAGATAATATTTTACAAGCGTTTATGTATGAGTATAGAAAGAGTGCTTTATTGAAAGATAAGATTGATTATGTAATTGATTTTATAACTGATAACCCACAGACTGTAGTGTTTAGTTACTTTATCGAACCGTTGCAGCATATAGTAAAAAAACTTGGCAGAAAGAATGTTTACTTTTTGACGGGGCAAGATAAGAAAGATTTAGAGGATGCATTGAAGGAAGGAGAGAAACCTATTTTAGCGACCTATTGTATTTCGGAAGGAATCAACTTAACAAAGTATAAGAATATAATTTTTCTTTGTCTTCCTTTAGCATGGAGAGTATATGAGCAAGCATTGAGTAGGGTTTGGCGGTATGGGCAAGAGGACAAAGTTTATTTGCAAAGATTAATAGATAAGAAAGGGATAGACACAAAGGTTTGGCAGATACTTAAGAGAAAAGGGGATGTGCTTGAAGAATTAAAACAAAGAGGGAGTTTGAACGATGGATAACCAAATTCAAGAAATTACAGATGCATTATTAAGTCAAACGGTAGAATTTTTTCATGATACAATTTTTGCAAGCAATAACATCTTATTAGCTAAGATATTTGACCAATACCAGAGGTATCAATCGGATTATGCAAATGTTTATTTATTTGTGGAAACAGCAAGCGGTGAGAAAAAAGTTTTCCAAGGTCCTAAGCCAATCTTATACAATCACTATTTGCATTATTTATTATCTTTCTTTACTAAACGAAAACTGAAACCGCGGAACATTAAGCTTAGAATATCGACAGGTTTTTATACGGATTATCCAAGTAGGTCAACGCTTGAAGATACTTTCTTTCTACTGGTCATAGATATCGATGATATAACTGAGCAAGATTGCAATCAAATTATTGAAATACTAAACAAGCACAATTACACACCAACTTATGTCATCAAAACTACAAAAGGTTATCATTTTCTTTGGTTAAGCAAGAAGTATTTGATTAAGGAAGACAATGTTTTATTTTCGACTTTTAATATGTTTTTGTCTACATTTTTTAATCAGATTAAGCAATTGATAGAGAAAGAGTTGCCTCATGTATATTTAGATAAATTGATACCTCTGGAGGGGTTTTATACTCGAGCTGATGGTTTGGTTGTGTATGAAGGTATATGGTATGAAAGTTTTTGGGATTTGTATTCTAAAGTCATTGCAATAGATGAAAAATCCTCAGATGAAGAATTGACCAATATTTTGCATAACAAAGTAGATTTTGAAAATGATTACTCAACGAGTTTATATTATGCTTTATATGATGTTAAATCAGTCAAGAAATATACTGAAACATTTTGTCCTGTATTGAATAATATTTTGAATTCTTGGGACACACATAGCTTTATGGAGTGGAAGATTGCCATATGGTATTATTATTTGCTTTATCAATATTTTGCTAAAAATGAGGAGGAGCGGGGGAAGGTTTTACAGGAGCTTTTAGATAATGCAAGTTTATACAAGAAAGAGCCACCAAACAAAGCAAGGGAGAAGACAAAGAAGTTTTTTGATTGGTTTATTAGTAGGAATTTTCCGTTAGTTTTTTGGTCGTGTCGTAGATTTAATCGTGAGTTTGGGTGCCCACAAACATGTCCAAAATTTAACAAGGCAACTCTTCCAATTCTTCCTGCGTTCCATTTACCTGATGGTTTTGAAGTAGTTGATAAGATGTATTTTTGTCGTATTCCTATTAAGAAAAATGAGCAAACAGATGGATTAGAATTGAAGTATGTCTGTAGGTTCTTTTATCCCGTTTGGTTTGCAATCAATAAAATTGAAGGAGAAAATGTTAGCAAAGC